GCAGTTTGTGGCTCAGCCCAAGACCATCGCAAAGAAAACAGCAGGTTTTAGATAATGGCAACTTCCGGCACCACAGCGTTCAATATGGACCTCACGGAAATCGTTGAGGAGGCGTTTGAACGCGCCGGGGGTGAGCTGCGCACCGGCTATGACCTGCGCACGGCCAGTCGGTCGCTGAACCTCATGTTCTCCAATTGGGCCAACCGTGGCCTGAACATGTTCACTTATGAGCAGGGCTCTATCAATCTGGTGGCGGGCACAGCCACATACAACCTTCCGACTGACACCGTGGATTTGCTGGAGCATGTGATCCGCACGGGCGCGGGAAGTGCCTCAACGCAAGCAGACCTGACCATCACCCGGATAAGTGTTTCTACCTACGCCACGATCCCCAACAAGCTGGCTCAAGGCCGCCCAATTCAAGTTTGGATTGAGCGTCTTGATACGCCACGGATTACGGTCTACCCAATCCCAGACGACTCGCAGCCCTACGTGTTCGTGTACTGGCGCTTGCGCCGCATGCAGGACGCTGGCACAGGTGTAAACACCATGGACATGCCATTTCGCTTTTACGAAGCCATGACGGCTGGTCTGGCTTACCACCTTGCGCTGAAGATTCCAGATGGTTTAAACCGTCTTCAGGTGTTAAAGGCTCAGTACGATGAGGCTTGGGACCTTGCCTCTTCGGAGGACAGAGAGAAGGCGGCAGTCAGGTTTGTTCCTCGTGCAGTGCATATAGGAAACGGTGGCTATTAATGGCCAATCGGTTTGCATCGGGTCACAAAGCGATTGCCATGTGCGACCGCTGTGGTCAGCAGTACAAACTCAAGCAGCTTAGAACCGAGGTCATCAAGCAGCGCAAGTATGAGCTGCTGGTGTGTCCGGAGTGCTGGGACCCGGATCAGCCGCAGTTGATGCTTGGAACATTCCCAGTGGATGACCCGCAGGCGCTCAGGAACCCACGCAGGGATACGACTTACATCACATCTGGTTTAAACGATGATGGGTATCTGTCCGGCGGATCGCGGGACATTCAGTGGGGATGGAACCCTGTGGGTGGGTCAACATCGTTTGATACGCTTCTTACCCCAAACACATTGGCGTTGACTGTGCTGATCGGCACGGTGACAATATCGGTATCTTAAAGGAGTCTGACATGAAAGCAAAAGAAGCAGTGCATAAACACGAAGCAAATATGCACCCCGGTAAAAAGCCGACCAAGCTTGCCAAGGGTGGCAAGACCAACCTGCAGATGAAAGAATACGGACGCGGCATGGCCAAGGTCATGAACCAGCGCGTATCGTCTGCACCCAAGGGGAAATGACATGGCAACCTTCAGCAAAAAGATGATGGGCAAAGAGGTTGGTGATGCCAGCGTCTATGCCAAGCCGCACACCATGGACGGCAAAGCAGGTACAGGCATGAAGGTCATGCAGGACCCCAACACCTTGGCCGCAAACAAGATGACACGGTACACGGCCACGCCCCGCGTGAGCACCAACGATCCCGGCGCGGATAACGTCAAAACCACTGGCATCAAAATCCGTGGTACTGGCTGCGCCACCAAGGGCGTTATGGCCAGAGGCCCAATGGCATAAGACATGAACTACACCGAGTTGAAGGCCAACATTGCTGACATCTGTGAAAACGAGTTCACAGCGGATCAGTACGCCATGTTTACACAGCAGGCGGAACAGAAAATCTACAACACGGTGCAGTTGGCCAACTTGCGCAAGAACGTTACCGGCACATTGACCGCAAGCAATAAGTATCTGGCTGCTCCGGATGATTTTCTGTCGGTGTACTCGTTGGCTATTTACCCGGCGGCAGGCGGAAACTACGAGTATCTGCTGGACAAGGATGTGAACTTCATCCGTCAGGCATACCCCAACCCAGCCACCACCGGGAAGCCCAAGCACTACGCTATCTTCGGTCCTCAGTCGAACGATGTAAACGAGCTGACGTTCATCTTGGGTCCAACTCCAGATGCCACCTACGCGGCTGAGTTGCATTACTACTACATGCCGGAATCAATTGTTACGGCGGGCGATACATGGTTGGGTGAGAACTTTGATTCCGCGTTGCTCAATGGCGCTTTGATTGAGGCTATTCGCTTTATGAAGGGCGAGGCCGACATGGTGAAGTTGTACCAAGACATGTACATGCAAGCAATTGCACTGCTCAAGAACTTGGGTGACGGCAAACAACGCACCGACACATACCGTGACGGCCAGACAAGGATCAAAGTGTCATGACAATCGCGCAAACCGCAACCACATCGTTCAAGGTTCAGTTGCCGCAGGGCATCCACAACTTTGGCCCCACATCGCCCGACACGTTCAAGATCGCGCTGTACACCGGTGCCGCCACATTAGACGGCTCCACTGCTGTTTACACAACATCTGGCGAGGTTGTTGGTACTGGCTACACGGCTGGCGGCAACACGTTGACCATCACAACCACTCCTGTGGCTGCAAACAACAGCGCCAACGTGCCTACGGCCTACTTCAGCTTTGCCAACTCTTCGTGGACAAGTGCCACATTCACGGCCCGTGGTGCTTTGATCTACAACAGCACCGAGGGCAACAAGTCCGTGGCTGTTCTGGACTTTGGCGCAGACAAGACCGTGAGCAACGACACTTTTCAAATCATTTTCCCAACTGCCGATGCCAACAGCGCCATCGTGCGCATCTCGTAAGGACACATCATGGAACACAGCAAAGCCTCAGACAGCGTTACAGCAGGCATGATCACTCAACGCACAGGCGGTGAACGTGTTGGCGCTGGCGGTGTGTTCACCGTCACTTGCGTAGGCGCGGATGGCCAAAAGAAGTGGTCTGACACCTTCCACAACCTTGTGGTTAACCAAGGCTTGCAAGACATGAACAGCAAGTACTTCGTAGGCTCAGGCTACACAGCTTCTTGGTTCTTGGGCTTGGTCCAAGGCCCCGGCTCCGGCACTACCTTTGCTGCTGCTGACACGCTGGCCTCGCACGCAGGCTGGACAGAGTTGGTTCCCGGTACAGATTACACGGGCAACCGCCAGACAGCGACATTTGGTACAGCCACCACGGCTGATCCATCGGTGATCGCCAACTCTGCATCCCCTGCTTCGTTTGCCATGCTGGTGAACGGCACCGTGGTTGCTGGTGCATTCCTGTCCAGCGTGAGCAGCGGTACATCCGGTATCTTGTTCTCGGCTGGTGACTTCACGGGCGGCGACAAGACGGTGGACAACGGCGACACGCTGAACGTCACGTATTCCTTCTCGCTCGACGCAGCCTAACGGGATGTGCGGTGTTTGGTGATGTCACTTTTGCCCAAGCACCCTTCGCCTCTTTAGGCGGGAACACGTTTTCCGTCTCCGCTTCGGAGACTGCCACAGCAGATGCGTTGTTTGCGGTCCCAAGCCTTGTGCGGGGCGGCATCATGGCGGAGTTCTCCGCAGCCCAAGAAACCCAGTCCGTGATTGCCACAATGGTGGCCACGCAAGCAGAGACAGCCACCGCAGCCAACGTGCAGTCGGTGATCGCTACCATGGTAGCCAGTATGCTGGAGCAGGCCGGAGCCACTGACGCGCAGACAGTCATTGGGACATTCTTGGCCTCTCGGGCAGAAAGCTCTACAGCCGCAGATGCACAGTCGGCCATCGGCACATTCTTGGCAGCACAAGCTGAGACGGCCACTGGAACAGACTCTTCAAACCGAGGGCTGTCGGTTTCTGTGGCTATTGCAGAGAGCGCTACGGGCACAGCAACTCAAGTAACGCAGATCAGCGTGAATGCGTCGATTGCAGAAGTTGTCAGCGCCCTGAGCGAACTGGGTGTCATCAAGACGGCCAACGTGTATCCAACAGGTGTACAGCTCACCATCAGCATTGGCGGAGCGTTGGTCTGGGCGGTAATTGACGACAGCCAGACCCCGAACTGGCAAAATATCACCAATACCCAAGGTAGCGGCTGGACTGCTGTGAACGATGCGCAGTCCCCCGGTTGGACTCAACTACCGTCGTAAGGATTAAAAATGGCATTGGTACTCAAAGATCGCGTCAAGGAAACAACCACAACCACGGGC